GCGATGCTCGTCGCACTCCACATCCCGAACTGGGCCGGACGCAAGAAAGACAAGTGCGCCTCTGTCGATGTCACCAGAACAAACCACGCCGACAAAGGTGTGGCTAACGTCACCAAGACACTGCTTGCCCACAACGACGACCTCAAGGGTCTCAACAAGTATTCAATGTAAGGAGAAGAACTATGGACATGATGAACGCGCCAATGGGCGAAGGAAAGAACGACCTGTCAATATGGCTAGAAGATGAAATACCACAAGCTACGGTGGCACAAAAAACCGTAGTGTATGACTTGCTCTTACCGACAGTAAATGCTGCGCTGCGTAGTGAGACACTACCACAAGCCGAAGCGCCAACCCTTGCATCCTCCGCGATGCTCGTCGAACTCAACATCTCGAACTGGGCCGGACGCAAGAAAGACAAGCGCGCCTCCGTCGATGTCACCATAACAAACCACGCCGACAAAGGTGTGGCTAACGTCACCAAGAAACTTCTTGCCCACAACGACGATCTCAAGGCGATCCAGACACACGTCACCGCGATGCGTAACTTACACGCAGCCATGACAATGCCGTGGTCGAACTCAGGTCTTCGCCTGTTACCCACCGCGCAATACTTCAAGTATGTGCAAGCCATGTCCGACATGGTCAACGAGTTCTGGAAGCTGGTGAACGAGTTCTTGGTTAAGTACAACGACGCCGTGATCGACGTCCAACTCAAGATGGGCGACTTGTTCTCACGTGATGACTATCCTACCGTCGAGGCACTAGAACGTAAGTTCAACGTGGGTATTAACTACATGCCGCTACCAGATGCAGGTGACTTCCGCGTGGACATTGGCAACGACGCGCTGCGTGAAGCTAAAGCACAGTACGCTGACTTCTACACCAAGCAGTTCGACACAGCTATGAATGACGTGTGGACACGTTTGCACAAGGCACTTACCAATATGTCAGAGCGGCTCGACTACGTCAGCAAGGAAGACAAGAAGGTATTCCGCGACAGTCTCGTGGGTAACGTCACCGGCATGATCGAACTACTGCGTGTATGCAACGTGAACAACTCGACACAGATGTCGGCGATGGCAGACAAACTCGAAGAGGCAATGTCAGGTGTCACCCCCGATGCTCTGCGTGAGGATGAATACTTCCGCGCCGAGACCAAAGCAGCCGTGGACGCTGCGATCAAATCACTTCCATCACTAGACCTATAAGGAGAATAACTATGGGCATTTTCAACATCGCAACCGTGGTCACACCAGACCAGAACCTAAACCAAGTACGTACCGCTATGTCCCACGAGTTGGGGTTCCAGATCACCAAGGAACAGGCAATCGAGCGCATGTGTACAATATACATGAAAGAATATGAAGCTGGGCTTATCGTATAAGTAGTGACTCACTACAAAACAACTATTGGAGAACAAACATGAATAATTCAGCACAACAAATGTACGCACTCAAACTCGACCAATGCGTAGACCTAATCGCAGCGGTGGGTAGTAAACGTACCGTCCTAGCCCAAGGTGACATGGGTAACGGCAAGTCGTCTATGATCCACATGCTGGGAGATATACTCCCCAAACACCGCAAGATATATTTCGACGCGACCACCAAAGACCTTGGTGACATTATGATCCCGTCGATGCAGTCCATCGAAACAGATGGCTGTGTGCGTATGATCCCTCACGAAGAGCTAGGTCTGCACTTGGATGGGCCGATCATACTGATGCTCGACGAGATTGGTAAGGCTAACCCCGCCGTGAAGAACGCTATGCTGCGTCTCATACTCGAACGCAAGATTGGTAGTTACTCACTACACCCTGACAGCATTGTCTTTGCCACAACCAACAAAGGCAGCGAGGGTGTCGGTGACATGATACCGCCACACGCACGTAACCGTATGACTGTGGTGCAGATCAAGAAGACCAACCACATGGATTGGATCGAATGGGGCATCAATGCTGGCATAGACCATAGCCTGCTCGGTTGGGGTAACGACAACCCGCAGTTGTTTGCATCGTTCGAGGACGTCAAAGACCCCGACGAGAACCCGTACATCTTCCACCCCAAGCAGCAACGCGCTGCGTTTGTCACCCCGCGATCTCTTCATGCCGCGTCGGATATACTCAAGATGCGGGAACACTTCGACGATGTGACGCTAACATCTGCACTCATGGGTACAATCGGTGATCGTGGTGCGATGGACTTGATGGCGTTTGTGAAGATGGCAGACCAACTCCCCACGTTGCAGTCGATCAAGGATGACCCCGCTAACGCCAAGGTGCCGAGCAGCGCAGCCGCAGTATGTATGGTTGTGTATAGAACTCTCTCAGCCTTGGACAAGGATTGGCTCAACAGTTGGATGGATTACTTGCCGCGTCTCGACACCGAGGCACAGGCTATGTTTGCTAACGGTGTACGCGCACCCAAGTATTCCAAGCAGTCTATCGTGATGACCAACAAGAAGTTCACCGAGTGGGCCATGAAGAACAACCACCTCTATACCGCAGATAAGGTGTGAGTATGGCAGACAAAGAATATTTTATTACCGTGGAAGGCGTCGTGTCTGACGTCTACCGCATCACCGCAGCGAACGAAGTCTATGCGTCACGTGAGGCACAGGAACAGTTCAAAGCAGAGTACGGCGTAGATAAAGCTATCGTCGCTCTAACCAATGAAATCCCAGTAGGTACTTGGGGTAAAATCAAGGAGAATAAAAATGGGTAAAAGATGGACAGCTGAATTAGACAGCGCACTGATAACAATGCGCGGCGCTGGAATGACACACCAAGAGATCGGTTCGATCATGGGGCGCTCGCATCAGGCGTGCTCTCAACGTGCGTTCGCCTTGGGTATCACCAAAAATCGTAGTGACACACTACCGATTGACCTGCCTGTGTATGAGACTGACGCACCCGCCGACGCCGACGTAGATTCCATTGCGTTTAACTTGGGAAGACCTCAACACGAACCAACATTGCTTGAGCGTATGTTCAGCAAACTATTAGGGAGGGAATAAATTGGTCAAGAACATCAAGTATGCCGCGCCAAGCCCTGCGTTTGGCGTGATGGGTCTAAAGAAACAGGACACGTCTGACATAAAACCCGTTAACCGCGCAGCAAGAAGGGCAATCGCTAGTAACCGCAAAAATGCGGATGCTAAAACAGATATAGCCAAATGGCAGAGGAGAAAATAATATGCTTATGCTAAACCAACTAACAGAGGAGCAGCGGCTGACAAAAGCCGTTGTCTCCATCATGGGGAACCCGAAGTACACCGCACTCGCAGGCGTACTGATGATCGGGGATCGTAACGTAGTGGACGACCCGTCTGTGCCAACCGCGTGTACTAATGGACGTGACGAGCTGTACGGACGTGAGTTCGTGAAGCAACTCAACGACGCCGAACTTAGGTTCTTGGTGTTGCACGAGGTGTATCACAAACTGTTCCGTCACCTGACCACGTGGCGTCACCTCTACAACCAAGATGCACACCTTGCGAACGTAGCGTGTGACCACGTCATCAACATCAAGATCGTAGACGACAACAAAGATCACTTCGCCAGCATGACAGGCGCACTCGAAAGTGGGTGCTATGACCGCAAGTATGTCGGCATGGATACAGCACAGGTGTACAACTTGTTGCGTAAAGACCAAGAAGGTGACGGCGAGCAAGGTAGTGAGCCACTACCCGAAGGCTTCGACAAGCACGATTGGGATGGTGCATCCGAGATGGACGCCGAGGAGATACGCGAACTCGCACGGGAGATCGACGAGGCTGTACGTCAAGGCGCATTGGTTGCCGGTAAGATGGGCAGCGGCGGTGATCTAGGCTTGGAGGAATTACTTCAGCCGCAAGTAAACTGGCGCGAAGCACTGCGTGAGTTTATCCAGACAACCTGTGCAGGTAGCGACTACTCTACGTACAGCAAACCCAACCGCAGATACTTGTCTTCAGGTATATACATGCCGAGCGGTATCAGTGAACAGGTCGGGGAACTGGTATTGGCTATCGACACGTCGGGTTCCATTGGTAAGAAAGAACTCGCTGCGTTCCTCTCTGAAGTCAAAGAGATATGCGATACGGTGCATCCCGATGGCGTACGTCTGTTGTATTGGGACACGAAGGTATGTCGTGACGAGAAGTATGACACGCACGAGTTAGACAATATTGTGAACTCAACCAAGCCAGAAGGTGGCGGCGGCACAGATGTAGAGTGCGTTACCGATTACATTCGCGACAACAACATCAACGCGCAAGCGGCTATCGTTCTGACAGATGGACACCTCTACGGTGGCTGGGGTCAGTGGAGCATGCCTGTGCTGTGGTGCATCATGGATAACAATCACGCCAAGCCCGACGTGGGCAAGACTGTAAACATCAAGTCAAGGGATATGTGAGATGGCTAAATACGAGGGAGACGAGTAATGGGACTTAATGTAAATTTAAATATTGGCACAGACGGGGGAAGTTTTGATCTTGATAAACTCCTGTCAGTGCTTCCACGCTTAGTCGAAATGTCGGAGGGTACAGAGCCACCGAGCGAGGAGAGCGGTGTCGAAACTATTCTTAACCGTGAAATAGACAGAGGCTTCGACCTACGTGATGTAATATCTGAGGTTGCTAGTCACTACCTATTACGCGCACTCGACGACAACGGGTACAACTTTCAAAAAGCAGGGCGTAGCCTTGGTCTAATAAACCAACAAACCATGACGAACTGGGTAAGAAGGCACCTACCCGATATTAAAAACCACCGTGCCGAAATGAAAGATATGCGAAGAAAGATACTAAAAGTTACAAAAGGAGGGACATAATGGGCTATCGAAGCGACGTTTATATCGCAGTGGCGTTCGCGAGTAAGAGCGACATGGAGGAAGTACTTGCCGTGTACGCTATCGACCCACGTGTGCAGAAGATGGGCCTAGTAAAAGACTGGGAAGTTAAGGAGGATAACATCCTATTCTACTCAGTCGCAGGTACGAAGTGGTATGACAGCTACGAAGATGTGCAGGGGTTAGAATACATGCTCACCCTAGCGGATCAGTTTCACGAGGAGAGAGATATGCCTATAGCACATAGGTTTATCCGTATGGGTGAAGAACTTGACGACATAGAAGTCCGTGAGGATCATGGCGGCGATGATGGTAATTTAATAGAGAAACTATGGGATGGCATGCAGCTGTCCCGATCAGTGGAGGTAACACTATGAGCAAGATAGGTAACTACGTTGTGGGTCTGCAGGAGGCTAAGGTCGATTGTCCTGAGTGTATGGGTGAGGGTACGTGTACGTACGACAGGTTCGTGCCGCAAGGGTTCAACAATGCCTACGGGTACTACG